ATTTTTTAAATAATTTAAGTGTAGTTTCTTCTAGACGTCTAGAAGGAGTGTTTTTAATTTTTTGATGCATTTTGGATATTTGTTCTTCTCGCAAAAGGCCATTATCCCATACCCATTGTTTACCTTCTAAAATGCCGTTGACAAATGCACCGGGAGCAGACGGATCTGCAACAATATCTATTGCAGACAACATAAAATCTGGTTGAACTTCGTTTATTTCGTTGATTTTTTTCAATGAACCCATTCCACGAGAAGATACTCCGAGACGGGCTCCTTCTTCAATTAAACTCTTTGCGATATTGCCCATCGGAGTAGACAAAATTTTTGCTCGGCCGATGACATCGTTTCCGGATTGCCGTAATTCTGTTATCATGTGAGAGACACGATCCAAATTAACGGTTGGACTCGACGGATGATTTAATTCGCCGAAAGATCGTTTTTCTCGAATAAGATCTTTGGAGTATCGCTCACACTCTTTCATTAAAATTTTTGTGGGATATTTTCTGCCATTGCGATTTACTGTTTCTGCCTGAAGCATTATACCTTCAATAAAATAAGACTTGGGTTTTCCTTCTGTTGCCTCTTCTATTACAGGTTTAACCCAGTCAAAAGACTGTTCTGTTATTAACAGCATTTATTTTCTTTCTTTTATGCTGTTTGCAATAGCTTTGCGTCGTTTCATCAAATATTGGTCTTGGCCGTTTGTTTCACCATCGTTATTTATATCTTGGTCTTCTTGACCGACGGGATCTGTTTTGGGGGTGTTCTTACTATCGTGTGGCTTTTCTACTTTCTCAGAATATTCTAGTAAATTAGATCCTAATTCCTTTAATTGTTCTTCTAAAATCAATCCAATTTTTTGGGCCATAGCTTCTTTTAGTAATTTTTTAATTTCATAGGGCTTGTTTAAAAAAGCTGATTCTATTATTTTTTGAGAGTAATTCATAAGTTCTCCTATTTATAATTTAAAATATTTTGAATTTGTTGTGGATTTTTTAAAAATAAATTATTTAGTTGTTTTCCCTTATATTTAATTCCTATATTATCTATATAGGTTTTTATTTTTATGGCATTTTGCGACGATATAAAATATGAGTTTTTTGTTCGAAATTTTAATTTTTTTGGAATTTTTGACTTGCTTGCAACTTTTAAAAATTCATAAAATCCGTTATCATAATAATTAAAAATATTACTATAATTATTTGAATTGAATTTAAGATTCTTTTGTGTTGTTTTCATTTCCATTCATTTCTTGTTGTTGTTGCATTTCTCGTGCCTGTTGTTCCATTTGTTGTTGTATTTTTATCTCTCGTTCTTCTGCCATTTCTTGATCCATTTGAATCATTTCTTCATCTGTTTGATTTAAAATTTGTTTTCTGATGTATTTATCCGAAAAAAAGGTTCCTGACATTTGACTCAATATTCCTAACATTTCAACCTTTTCTTTTAAAATTTCATTATCTTTTAATTCATCGAAATACGAGTCTTTATTGAATTTAAAAAATATGTCTTGGTTTATAGATTCCCAGTCCGTAATTGTCATTATTCCTTTAAGTATGCATTGTTTTTTAAGCAAATCTAAAAATAATGTAGAAAATTGTCGTCTAAGTCTTTCAATGAATTTAAAAAATTTAACCTCATCTCGGGTTATTTCTCCCATCCTGCCCATATTGAATCCGTTTTGAGCCTCAAGGCGACTGAGTGGAACATTGAGAGAACGAAACAATTTCTTCAACAAGTAATCTACGTCTTCCAATTGACCCAATTGTTGTCCGCCGTCGAGTGTTGTGATTTCTGTTCCTCGGCCTCCTTCTCTGCGAGGAATCCAAAAATCTTCCAACATGGAATTGTGATTCCAGTCGTCTCGTATCATTCCAGTTTTAGGATCATATGAAAGTTTGTTTCTGTATCGAACCATGAGATCTTTCATGTATTGTTCTGCCTTTTGTTTGGGCAAATTTCCCACATCCACATAAAAAATTCTTCGTTCTGGTGCGCGAGACATTCTATAGATCACAACAGCATCTTCGATTTGTCGAAGCATGTTCAAAGGTCTAATTGCTTTGTGCAAGTAACCGACAACTTTTTTGGTTGTTTGGTCGATGATTCCGGAATGTATATAAGTTATAGAATCTACTGAAATTTTCAAACCGGCATTGGTCGTTGGAATGAGACTGTCTACTGTCATGTCTGTATACAAAAAATGTTCGTCTATGGAGTTGATAACATACACCTGCGTGGTTTGGTTAATGTTTTTTAATTCTTTTTCCACTTTTCTTATTTTTGTAATTTTAGTGGGATCTATTGCTCGTAATTCTTTTATTCCTCGTTCTGGTCTATCCGTGTCAATGACGTTATGAAAATATAAACGTCCATCGATATACCATCTTCTGAAATATTCATATCCCTTGTTTGTGAAATTTAGTAATTTGAGAATGTTTTTGTATTCTTCGTGTATTTTTTGTTTTATTTGAGGAGATAAATTCACTCGACTCAGATCCAATTTTGCAGCCTCACCGTCTTTATCGTATACTAAAGATTCGTTGATGATGTCTTCTATTGCTATGTCTACTTCCGGATAAAGAGACATGGAACGATATTGTCCTATAGTTTGTGTGTCATTCGCGGTTGCTATTCCTCCTGCATCATACAAGGATGCAACGAGACCGCCACTTTCTATAATATAGGTGCCGTCATACGAATCCGGAGAAACAAAAGAAGAGACTGACTTTGTTTCTGCTGTTAATCCAGATTCATTGTTTTTTCCGAAAGAAAAACCAAATATTTCAAATGCCATACATTATTTATAAGAGTTAGTTACAGATATTCGTGATAATCGTAGTTCATTGTCACAGTAAATTCAGAAAATGCGTCTGCCTGATCGTAACTTAAATCAATCGGACTGATATCGGACGGCCAACAATTGTATAATTTAAGCTTCTTTCTGTAAGAATTAGTACCGGCACCCATTGGTTGTCCTGTCGGCGGCGTATCTATTCCACTAGTGTGGTTAATATCGTCCCAGTTAATAATCCAGTTTATTCCGGTTCCGATATCAAAACGGTGATTGTTATTTGCTGGATCATTTGCTAAAGTAATCCAGTTTTCGAATAATTTTCTAATACTTGTATTACTTATTGCGTCATAAATTTGAATAACCCATTCACCAAATTGTCGTTCTCCGCCAAACTTTATAACTCTTCCCTGGTGGCCCACTGGTATAAAATTAACAATAGAACCAGGAACAGATGTAGCTTTGGCATATATTCTGAATGTTCCAGCATCGAGAGTGCCTATACCACCAGGTATTGTAAAATCGATACCGTAACGATTAGATCTGGATGCTGAAAATTTTTCTCTGAAAGTTTGTACATCTACCATTTATTTTTTCCTTTTATTGGTAAATATGATAATCGTATGCCAATGTAAGTGTAAATTCAGAAAATGCGTCTGCCTGATCGTAACTTAAATCAATCGGACTGATATCTATTGGCCAACAATTATGTAATTCAAACGTTTGTGTAAAATCACCAGTGCCTTCTCCAAAGCCGTCATTGGTGTCAAACCACTCGACGGTCCATGGTGAAGTGGATGCAGTATTTAATCGTACCTCATGATCTTTAGAAGAGTTTGTTAATTCGATCCAGTTTTCCATGATTTCACGGATATTGCCTTGGGGTTCTCCTCGAATAGTTCCATCGTAAACCTGAATAACCCATTCGCCGAATTGTCGTTCTCCAGCAAACTTGATTATTCTCCCCCGATAGCCCACAGGGATCATTCCTATTTGAGTTCCTGGAATCGCAGTTGCCTTTGCAAACAATCTCATATGTGAAACATCTAGACCTAATTCTAAATCTTCTGGTGGATAGGGAGTGATTAGATATCGATTGGACCGAGATGCTGTGAAAGCTGTTCGAAATGCATTGATGTTTTGGGGCCCTGACATTTAATTTATTCTCCTATTCCTATTGTTGCAAAAATTATGGAGTTTCTACTATTATTCCGCCTTCGACTTCTTCACCCTTAGAAACAATAATTTCTACTTCTCGTATGAGTGTTCCAAACACTAAAAGAACCTTTGCTGCAAACTTTCCTGCTGCAATTACTTCTGGTGTATTGTTACTTTGGTCACAAACAATACTAAAGTTTTTTATTGCACCTGATGCCCTGATGCTTTCTATTTTAGATTCTGCCCGAGAGATGAATTGTGATCTTAACGTATCGTCGTTTACTTCAAACAACACTTCATATGCAAGAGGGACAAGTTCAATTTTAACTTCATTAATGGTTCGAATAATGTTAATTCTTTCAGAATCTGATACCAGATCGTTCAATAATAAAGTACCAAATCCGTTAATGTTCTTGCAGTAATTTACTCCCTTGCTGGTCAATTTTGATATTTGAGTGTCTGTGAAGTTTGTTTCAAGTGAAACTACGCTCTTTACAGTTCCTCGGTTTGTTCCAGCTGGAGATTGCCAATAATTTGTGTTGGCAATTATTCCAGCAACATCTGGTGTCAAATGGGTTGTAAGTAAAACTGGACTAGTGCTAAAATCAAACTGAATACCATTGTGTTTCTTTTTACCAGCAATTGCAATAATATGAGAATCTGCAGTTAACCCAATATCTGCTGTTGCGGTAATACTTCCAGTTAATCCAGCCGAAACTATGCCCACAGTAGGAGTTTCTTTTGACCGTAAAATTTCAATTGCAGAGTAAACGTCCTTGTGAGCTGTACTTCCCACATAAGAAGCTCCACTAAATCCGTTATCCGTTCCAGAGATTTGAAACAAACAAGAAAATTTATTGTCGGTATACATTGGAGCTTCTGCGGTCGCAAAGGCAACCAAAGATAAAGCTGGGGCACCACCTGTTCCTAATGGACCTAACGGGCCCGTAAAACCTTTGCCATCGATTAATCCGATGACAACAGTTTGTCCGTATTCTAAAGCATTTTTAACGTTCCACCATTCTTCTGCCCATTCTGAACTTAGGGTAAGTGTTCCACCAGAATTACCTATAAATTGACCAGAAGTTATACCATATGGTCCTGTTTTGTTCAATATTCCTTTTATGCTTGCACCGCCACTGACTCCAGTCAGAAGCTGACTGTCTGTGGTTGATGTTGCTTGAGTTATACCATATGCTGATTGAAGCAATAAACGAAGCCGTTCATACCAGCTGTTTTGACTTTTTTCTACGATATATGCCTTAGTTAATTCGCTAGCAGTTGCAAGTTTATCAAGACCATTACGGGAAATACATCCTATGTTAATATCGCCCCCATTAGTGGACGGTAAAATTACTGGATTTTCAGATTCGATAAATGTTATTGGCATAAGATCTCCTTTAATAATTCAGTCTATTTATAAATATGAATATTTACAAAAAATTATAAACATCTATAACTATAAATAGAATATTAGAAGAACCCATTTTGCCTGTACAAATCCACCCATCGGTGATTATCTTTCAGGGAATTGGCATCCACATTCATCCAATGATCTTGAGTTTTAGGAGAATTCAAGTCTTCAAATGAACTTTCTGCGGTTATTATATATCCGAAAGGAAGAAATTCTTCTTCTATTTTTTTGATATCTTCTTCATAAATTTCCATTCGAACGTCGTGATTTGTTAAATTTTTAAAAAATTCCTGTCGTGTTGCCCACGAAAATAAAACAAGTGTCATTACAAGATCATCGGTATATCCGTCTTCTGCACGATACGAAGAATGATCTGCGATAAAAGTGGTCAATTCTTCGATTATCTCTGCATCTTCCACTATAAGTTTGTCGTTTTCTATTAAGTTCTTCAAAACAGAACATCCTAATTTTTTAACAATTTGACTTGTTTTGATTCCTAATTGATGATTTTTAGAACTAGAAAAACCTTCAGTTAATATTTGGCCCTTTCTTCCTCTGATATTACTTCGAATAAGATTTTCGTAATTGAGATCTTGATGAAGAATGTCTGCAACCTGTGCTCCAATATCGTTTAATTCTACCATAACATAACTATTATTATATTTTTTTCCAATAGAACAAATAATAGACGGGAACAACAGGGGAGAAACTGTATTATTTCTGTACTTGGCAACAACCTTATAGGGCATCTCAGTTATATCGATAACTGTTAAGGCACTGTAATCCTTTCCTTGACCACGAGAAACATCTACTACTGTATAATAAATATGTTCTTCTGTTTTTTCTGTTTTTCTTATTGGTTCTTCGAATATGGTGATACCGTCATTTGATTTATATTGAGGTTTTTTCCAAACAAGACAATTTAATTTATGAGAAGATATCAAAGTATTAGTGGATCCTATAAAATCACAAACAAATTCTTCTTGAAATTGACGTTCTGATGAATTTCGTATTGTTTCTTGTTTCCATGCTTCATCCCGCAACGGCCCTCCTGGATACTTTGGAACTTGATTCCATGAAACTTCTATAGGAATGTATTCGTTTTGTTTACTTTGGGCACCTTTCCAAAAGTGGTAAAACATATTTAAACCTTTTGGTGTGGAAATCATAATAACTCTTGTAGTTTGACCTGCTGTAATTGTGGGATAAACTGAACTGAAAAATTCTTCTGCAACAGAAGTAGGAACGTGTGCATATTCATCTAATAAAATAACATTATACGATCCTCCTCGAATTGCACTGGATGAAGTTGCAGCTGCAATTATTTTTGCGCCGTTTTCCAATACAATAGAGTGTTTATTCCATTCTTTAACACCTTGTTGAATCCATTTGGGTAAATATTCGTATGACAATTTTAATCTTGCTAAGATATCTCTTGCTGTTGATTGTTTATTTGCTAATATTGCAACATTAACGCTTTGATTGAATAAAACATAATGCAACAAGTAAGATGCAACTGTTGTGGTTTTACCGCTCTGTCTTGGCAATTTTGCTATAACAAATCTATTTTCGTGTATAGTTTCAATCATATCTTTTTGATACGGATACAGATTAAAATCTACCAATCCTTCATCAAGAGAAATAACTTTAATATATTTTGTTACAAAATAAACAGGATCTTTAGAACATCGCAAATACTCTTCAATTTGTTCCTTTGTGAATTGTAAAGATTGGCCTTCTGGCTTGAGATTTGGATTTCCAAGGTAACCTGGTCTTTTCATTATTAAATCTCTTCTTCTATTACTTTAAGTGGACTTCTTTCGTGATTTATAAGATTCTGTAATTCTGTTGTAGATCCTACATATATGGAATTGTTTGTAGTATTTTTTATAGTGACCTTTTTAGATTGAGCGTCTGTTAGTTTTTCGTGAATTTCTATTAAATCTTTATTCATATCACTCATTGTTTTGATCATATTTGTTAAAACTTCGTATGCTCTTGGAGAATCAGATTCTGTTGCTACTTTTAATATTCCATCAACAGCACCCATTCCACTAGAAATAAGTTCTTTTATATTTTTTCTAGCAGCTTCAAAATCATTTTGTAAAGGAGTATCTTGTGTTTCCGTTTGTGTATTTAAAATTTTATTTTCGCTAATAATAATTTCTGATTTTATCTTTTCTTTTAGATTTTCTTCGCCATCAAATGAAATATCTAATGCATCTGATATATTTTTATTTGATCTAATCATCCTGTACCTCCTTGATAAAAATGAGCAGAAGTAAATCCAATCATAGGATTTCCTGTAAACCCAAAATCTGAAATAAAGTTAGAAAAGTTGTTTTTATAAAGATTGATATCTATATTTTCTATATACACTCTGTTATCTGTTAGTATAGGACTGTATATGTAACTTTTCATAGTAAAAGATAAAGTAGAAACTAAAGCCCTTCTGGAATCAAATGATCCTTCATATTCTTCATTCACATCAACATCGTTTAGTAATATGGGAATATCTACTTTAGTGTTTAATGGAGTCATGTTTACTGTTACTGTGAAATCTGGAGCAAAGTATGGAACTATTTGTTCTATAATTTGTAGATTATGTTCGGTGCTTCTAGAAAAACAATATAAGGCAATAGTAAAATTATAAGGAGCTTCAGAATATGACCTAAAAGGCACATTGTTTATTATTTTTCGTTTTTCTGTTAGTCTGTTTATTCTTCTTATTGGATCATATTGTAGATTTACGATTTCAAATGCCATTCTTGGTAAATCTGCTTGGATGTGTGTTTTATCTGTGATGCCGCTCTCTTCTATGATAAGTCTAATAAATTTTTCTTTTGGTCCATAACTTATCGGTACTCTTCTTTTTTGTATTTCTCCATTTCTTTCTGTTTTTGTGTAAATAGAATTGAACAAAGATCCAAAAATTATAACATGTTTTCGTATCGAATCGTTAAATTGATTATCTAATATTTGAGTAAACATCAGTAATTGCCTTCGGAAAATGGATCTATATCAGTAAAATCAAATATTTTAATTCCCCCTACTTGAGTCGAATCGTTGTCTCCTCCTAGTTTCGATGTGAAAGGATCTTGAGATACACTAGTATCACTTGGAGAAGTACTTCCTTTGAAATAGTATTCTGCACCAGATTCTGCTCCTCGTATAGTTTGATTCGAGGCAAAAGAAAATCCTCCACTTATTTCAATGAGATGGATTGCATTTTGTGTAGAACCTTTAATGAAATTAAGTAGTGTTGCGGTGCTTGTTGCATTTATAAAAGAACCTCCAGTAATTCCAATTATTTGAAATACTTGTTCTCCATTTAATAAATTTTTTCCAGAAATTGGAGTTAAATTGATAAATGCATAGGTAGTTTTTTTATTTCTTAGTTTTTCAACTTCGTCAACATCTGTTATTCCAGTATTAATAACTTCTCCACTATATGTGAACAATTCTAGTGTTAGTGTGTAAGTAGACAATCCTCCCAATTGATAGAAAGGAAATTCATCTTCTACATAATTTATTTCAAACAAAGACTTAGAAAGAGGTAAGTAAATTAAATCGCCAGTTCTTGGTTTTGGTATTTCTGTTCTTTTAATTTTTACTTCTTCTTCGAATCTTTTTTTGGAAATAAGTATCGATGCACGATCTGTTATTTGAACCCCAAATTTCATTATGATATCTCTGTTTCCTTCAAATCGATCTACGTTTACTAAATATGCTTCTAGTGGATAACCTTCTGTAAATTTCGACTCTGGATCTTCGCCAAATAAATTATCGATAATGAGATAATCTCTAGGAATATATAAAATATCTTTTCCTGTAGCTTTAATTGTTTCTATAGTTAAATCGTCGATCAATTTTTGCTCGGTTAAAGAGTCATATGATTTAAAATACGGATTAGTTGCCATTTATTTATCCTATAAAGAAATCAGAAGGCATCTCATGCGTGGATATTAGCTCTTGTTCAATTGCCTGTATTTCTGCAATCGCCTCTTGCATGATTACTCCTCCTCTCGTAGTTATTCCTCCTGGCAATTGAACTCCGTCAAATTTTGACATGTTTGCACCCCATTGTCTTTTTATCAAAGCAGTAACATATTTTTTTAATAATCGGTCGTCATATATTTCAGTATATATTTCTGGATTTAATGCAGCATACGCCTCTATAATCATATAATCTCCGACTCGAACATCTTCCATTGTTCCGTCAATGTAAATTCTATTTTTGACTTTACTAAAACGTATTGCCTTTTCTGGAGAAAAAAATTGTTCAATGAGATTGATATATCTTTTTGTGGAAGCGTATTGTGGAAGTCCTAAAGAACTTTGTGATGCCAATCCTCTATTGATGCCAAAGTAATCTGTTAGTGCCATTTGATATCTAACATCAAACATGTTGATGTTTGCAAAATTACTATGACGAAACAGACGAATAACGCTCACTATAGTAGTACCGTTTGGTCCATCTCCTGTTATTCCTGATGGAGGAATTAATTGATCTGTGTCGATATATGCTTTTTTAACATTATCCTCTGTTAATTGATGTTTGAAATAAACCTTTTCTACCCCGTCAAAATGTCGTTCTGCAAAAAGTTCTAATGCATCGTCTACTCGATCTTGACACTGTTGATAATCTACGTTTATTTCTATTACAGGGTGTCCCAATGCACGCAGTGCATATTTAATGATATTGTCTTTGGAATTGATATTTCCCATACATTCTCCTTATTTATTTATAAGGAAAATGAATTATATTAAATTATTTTGGTTGTTCTGTTGGAGGAGTGGGAGGAGTGGGAGGAGTGGGAGGAGTGGGAGCTTCTGGTGTTGTAACAGAAACCAACTGAACATCTTCAAATTTCATATTTTCAATATAATATCTTCTGGTTATAGGAGAAATAGACTCTTCTGGAGAAGATTCTGTATAATTATTGAACCCTGGCATTTGTAGAGGACAGTTTAGTTTAGGATAATCTAATTTAGAGTACTCTGTTTCTGCAGCGTTCAACCAAGTCATAGGTTTGTCTCCGCATCCACAACCACCACAAAAAAATTTACCTTCTGTTTTACTTTTTCTCAAGAATTCACATGGAGGCAATTGTCCTTCTATATTTTTGTTTCCAAAACAACTTAAAACTCGCAATTGTTTGAGTTCTATTGATACTTTGTTGTTTTGAACCCCCCTCGACGCCAAAGCAGATACTAGACTTTTTGCCATTTTGAACATACCATCCGGATTTTCTATTTCTCTTGCTTTAAATTCTGGTTGAGGTTCTGGAGAAACAGAAGATTCAGATTGTGGTGTTGGTTTAGTTTGTTCTTTCATAGTAAATACCTCATATAATGTATTTATATTAGAAGAAATAGTTGGAGTAGAATTATATTTAAAATTATTTAAAATGTTTTCATCAATTGAATTGACTTTTTTTACCACAGGAATAGATTTATTTTCTTGCACATTTTGTGTCGGTTGAATATCTTGCTTGATATTTTTTTCTTCTTTTTTGCAATGGTCTCCACTGCAAGGCTTATGTTTATTGCAACCACACGACATAATCACTGTGTACTACACGGATCGTCACATAGAGTACCACAATTTTGCTGGGTTGTTCCACCCCATTTAAGGCATAAATTCAGCGGAACATTGGTGCATAATCCTTGAATACAACATGGAATCGATTCAAATGAGGTTCCACTGGGTGCAGCTTGTTGACATGTCACGTATGCATAAAAAGTGCTTCCTGGATTCTGACAATCTTTATAATTAATATAATCCAAACATGTTGTGTTGGTATGACAAGCTCCTTGAGTATAGGCCGAAAATTTTGAACTTTCGTAGCCTGCATGAAAAACTTCTGCAGTTATACCGGAATCAGAACTATGTTTTGTACAAACTATAATATTTTTTCCTGGATATAATACCGAACTCGACTGTCTAAATTTAACACTCGAAGGAAAACCAGTCAATCCATCCGATACTATAAGGGCAAAAGTAGATATTTCATTTGAGTTAGAACTATCATTAAATCCAGTAAATCCTGTGATATTGTTTGCTTCAACAACTGTTATCGAATTAACATCGAGAATTGAATCACTGGATGTTTTACTTCTGTTTGTAAATAAAACAGAATTAGTAGATCCTGTTCCCGGATTTAAATGTAAATATAACGATTGAGTATTTCCAGTGAATCCGTAATCTGTGAATTTGGTTGTAGTACTAGTATCGAGATATAAAATTCCTTTAACAGAATTTGGATTTCCAACAGGTAAATCTCCTGCAGTAGCGTTGATTGTTATAAAATTCGCATCCGATGTTAGTGATATTCCTGCTGTCTTACTTTCTATATTTCTGAAAGTAAATTTGGCTAGATTTGTTTCATTTGAAATTCCCAGAAATAAAGATGATCCCGGGGTAGCTGTTATTCCGTCTCCAAAGAAAACAGTAACGCCCCTAATCAATGATGCATCGAAAGTAAATCCAATTGTTCCCGTGTTAATTGTTATAATATCAGAAGTAACAGAATTTTGACTCAAATTTAAAATAAAACTTGTCAGAGTTGTTCCAGTATTTCCTGTGTTTCCGGTTACACTTGTACCAGGATCTCCAGTTAGTCCTGTAGGACCCATTGGACCTTGAAGACCATCCAGACCCTTTGTTCCAGATTGAGAAAAAAAATGACTGCTTCCTATACTCATATGCTTTATTTCTTTTATATTTATGGATTGTCACATGGAAGACAGATACCAAAACACGTATTTGACGGAAGCTGTGAACAAGGAAGAGTTTTTACTATTCCTTTGAAATTTAAACATTCTTCTGGTCTAGCATCTTGACACTTGAAACTTTTAGAAGTAAAGTCCCAATAACAACATCCTATTTTTCCTGTCGTTATTCCATCGCAAGTTTTTCCAACGAAAAAATTACTGCCATTGGTGATACCTGTTATTTTTGTGCAATGAGATTGAGTAACATAATCCAGGCAATTTCCATTTGATAACACACAACTACCGTAAAATACTTTTGTATTTGCTAATGCTGTTCTACCCGATTCTAATAATGGTCGAAACCATACTATATGACTATTTGTAGATCCTGTACTGTATGTGTCAAATAAATATAATGCGCTCTGAAGGGTTGATCCAGATATAGTTGAAATAGGTTTATTCAAAATCACAGGACCAGTTATTCCAGAAATAGGCATAGACTTGAATTGTGTTTCTGATGCTAAAGTTCCCACAGAATCTTTTCTGTAATTGTCAAGTTGTCCAGTATTTCCAGATATATCTGTTTCTCTCATATAAGGAATAGACAAGTGTAATAGTCTTGCATCAGAATTCCAATTATTATTTTTGGTAAAATTAATTAGCGTATTGCCTGGATTAAATATAATTTCTTTTGCAAGATTACCAGCCGATGCACCAGAAGAGATAGGATTTGAACCAAGACATAGTCCAGTCAACTCAATTGTTGGGTTTGTAATATTTGTCGTTATGTTTTTGAACTTTAATGTTGAAAACTTTATTATATCAAAACTATAACCACTTTGAGCTAAGTTTAACTCTCCTTTATAGGTCCTGCTGCTGTTTAATCCTAATATACTAAATCCTGTTGTAGTGATTCCTTTTAAATCCAAAAATACAATACTATTAGTTCCTTTTTGTGAAGAAATTCCACTGAAACCGGCTATATTGGTGAATAGTAATGTTGCACCAGAAACTCCATTGATTCCAAAACTAAATCCTATTCCCGCACTAACCAGTTTAATTCCAGTTACACCAGAACCAGTGTTTCCGGGTGAGCCTGTTTTTGGTGGTCCTTGAGGTCCTTGGGGTCCTTGGGGTCCTTGTTCGCCTTGGGGTCCTCGGGGTCCCAAGCCGGTTGAGTATATTATAGGTGAACTGCCAGTGGACATATTTTATTTATAAAGAAACAGGCAACTTTTTGTTTATTTGCGGTATAGAATTAGAATCACATCTGATGAATTTTATTGGTCTTACTTTGTTTTTTTCTGTTCTGTTGGATTTTTTTGTTATGTATTTAACATTGTTTTCATACGGAAACGTGACTGTCCAGGCAACAGATCCTGCTGCAGCAGTTGATCCAGTAAATATACCTTGTGAATCCGAGAAAGAACCGGTAGAAGACCAATGGGTTCCAGTTATTGGAGCTCCTTCTGAATTAATTAGTATTTGATTTAAATTTTTGTATTTACAAAGATAACTGATATAACTTAATTCATCTAAAGCAGGAATATACCAAGAAGACTCGTTTTCTTGATTGATGATTAGTTTTCTATTTATTTCTCGCAATCCAACAATCATTGGAGTAGTTGTTATTGAATCGAATAAGTCGTTTGCTTTGTAATCTTCAGAAGTAAGTTCTTGTAGCGTTAATCCAGCAACAGAAAATAATTCTGCAGAATTAATTCTTGAAGTGTTGTTAAATCCCCAACTAGTAGACCAGTTTCCATTTACATCATGTTTTAAATCAATTCCATTGTTTCTTTTTTCATCACATCTATATGCTAATATATGTTTTTTGTTTAATTCTATTTCTATTGTTTGATTTAAATAATATCCTTCTTTGGTATTCTTTATCTCGTTGGGATTTGTTTCGAGTATTCTTCCCGAAACTGATAATTGAGGACCCCAGTCAAGACCTCCTCTGGAAAAACTAAAAGTATCAATTTCTATGATTCTTCTTGTCAAATCGTCTACGTGTTCCACTGTCATCGAGTCTAATGATAAAATCATGGCATAAGAATCTTCTGTGTTGCATCGATTATTTCGTTCTGAACCGTATCCTCTCCAATCGTAACGTGAGAAATATAAAACACTTTCTTGTGTTGATCCGTCTAGAACTTCATTTATATTTGTAAAATTGTAAACATCTCTACCGTAACATATAGATCTACCTGGACTATATACTCCTATGAACATGCCCCCAGCTACCAAATCTCCGAATTTCAGTTCTGTCAGCGGAACTGCAACATATTCACAGGACAAATTTTCTTTTCCTGTGTAAAATTCTTGTGCATTTCTTTGAATTCCGGTAAATATTTTTCCACTCTCTAAACAACTTGCTCCAACTACTCCTAATTCTAGTGTGGTTCCATCACAACAACCTCCAGTTCCTTCGATACATATAGATTTTTCTCCCATGAAACATCGAGTTCCTATTCCTTGAAAAAACATTTTATTGTTTTCGCATATCGATTGTGTTGTTTCTGAACATAACCCCTTTCCATCACAACACGCTCCTAATCCAGAAACAGAACTGAAACAGTCTATGTCTTTGCAGGACTGACCAGCAAGAAATCTGGTCCAGTTGAATGCAAAATTAAATTTTGCAGCAATCGAATGACAACCACAATATGTGGTAGTCTGACACGGTATAATAGTGTTATTTTCTGTGTCGTACATACAACATCCACCACTGTGTCCCTCCATAGCAGTCGCACCACAAAGAGATTCGGAAGACGGAATAAAATAACCAAAACAATCAGCTTGACTGGTTGGATATGTGCAATTACATTCACTAGTTGAACCAGAAATCGTACTATTAATACAAGTTCCTTGTAATAAATTCTTGTAATTTACTTTATTGTCATGTGAATTCAGTTGTGAATTCAGTTGTGAATTCAGTAAATTTTTATTACTGTATTGGTTTAGTACATTTAATTCTGTTTCTGAAATTGTTTCTGATGTTTCATAAGGCATGTTATAGTCCTGGTTGTTCTAAAGATCTCCGCTAGATAAACAAGTACTTCCGGATCGTATACTAGGAGTACAACTAGGACAGTTAGAGTCAGGAACACTACACGGTTCACATGATCTTATGACAAAATCATCCCGTGTTCGACATTCACAACACAGATTACAGTCTGGATTGTCTGGATCACATCCGATTGGATTACAAGAACCCCTTGGCCCTAATTGTGTACATGCAGACCCACATTGAGGAGGATATATTCTTCCTTGTCCTGTGTGTATTTCCTCGTTGAAACTCTTATTGTATGCCCAATCTGTGATATATAGGAGTCTATTTGAACTTCCTATTGCATCAGGTTTAATCTCAAATCCGATCCAGCCGTAATAAATCTTCTCGACGCCCTCTAGTAGGTCGTTGTATATAAGTCGGAATCCAATAAATCCAGTAGAACAGTGTTTAGGTTGAAGAACATCATTCCAAACATAAGACTCACACGTTTTTCCTACGGTTGCTTTGTGATATGTGGTGCCGGTAACCCATCCAGAAGATACTGGATTTCCCTCGACCCCGATCGTGAAACCGGCAGGCAATCTCATTACATGTGTGGTTCCATTCGGGCCACCACGGGCAAATATCTCTGTAAAGGCTGCATCTAATTGAGATTTTTTTCTGGATCCTATTATAAACTGATCTCTATTGAGAGTATTGATACTGGTAGCGTTGCCCGTTAACCCTGAAACAATAATCCCATGAGTCAATCCGACTATTGAATTCATAAATGTAGTTTCCGACACCAGTGTGATTCCTGCCCCGCTGGTTATCCCGGTAAAATCGAAACGATTATAAAATCTCTGAAATTGTGAATTAACATTTGCCACTGTTATTCCGTTCAAATTAAATCCGCTCCACCAAATATTAGTTAATGGTGGCGGTTTAGAGATACACGCAGCACAATTAGGTTCACATGTCAAATTTCCGTATGCACAACACAATACACCACATTGTCCCGTACTAGGATTACATGTGCAGCCAGAACATCCGGTTATTCCACCAACAGCAAGACAGGCACTCTGTTCAGCACTGTAACAAATGTTATTAAAACAACAATCTCCTATTGGTGTAATATTGCCCAAATGAATTGGCTTTAATGCACGAAGTCCAACACCAGTTCGAACAGGACCAGGCCAAATTACACCGTCACCTGTATTGCCTGTTAAACCAAACACGATGTCTCTTCTAGCAACGCTCCATATATCTTGTTTATCTGGTATTGAACTGGGAGTGGCATTAGTTATTCCGTCCATAGTATTTCCTGCGGTGTTTCCAAAGAAAAGATAGCCTCGTGTAACTAAATCTTTGCTTGCGCCGGCCAAATGAGAGGCGATACTACCAGAACTTCCTTTTATCAAATATCCAGCACTTTCGGTTTCTTGACCACTTGGAATTCGAGGATTTACATCAAATCCAGTACCATAAGAGTATCCTGTATTGCCCATCAATTCTTTAACCAAACCGATAGTATCAAATAAACCAGTTATATTTGGTGCAGACCAAGTGATTTTATCAAAACTATATCCATTTGAAATATCAGTTCCTGAACGATATCGTTTACTGCTATGATATTGTGTATTATCTAGCGTTGATCCGATGTATACTGAACGGGCAGCAAATTCCCATTCTGCCTCTACAGGCAATCTCATTCCTATTTGATTGAATTTTTTATTTGCTTCATCGAATTTAGTCTGAGAATCAATAATATAAGGATTATATGTGTGTCCTGCTGTCCCTTGGATCATTTTTTCAGTCAATACACTTTCTGAAATATAATAGGGATTAGTTAATGATACATATACTTGTTCTTTGGGTCTACTCATTGTGGCTCCCCAAAGACTAACTGGACCCCATGGGGAACCGGTTGCTCCCATCGTGAATCCATCTGGAAGTACAAGAACCATAGTTATTCCGGTGGCTTCATGTCGAATTTTATACGGTAATTTCACATCGTTTACATGTTCCAAATAATGAGAAGCATGTGCAAGTCTTTGTGTGAATCGATTAGAGTCGAGGGTAAGACTATTGGTGATGTCGTATCCCATTCGATAATCTCCAGTCGTAGACCACTGTGTTGTGAACCAATTGGCGATTATGTTTTGACCAATCGTCCAAGTAAATCCGTGTTGTGTTAAACCAGTATTTCCAAATAATTGATAAGCGAGTGGAATTGTTGGAGCAGGAGGAGGCGGCGTGATAACAGATATTTGGTCAAACAATTCCCAGGGCCCTGGCCGCTCACTCAGAGTCTCTGCCTTAATCCGGTATGTCCCCGATGGAATATCATTTTCCACAGTGATTCCGATTTGGGTGTTGCTTAGTACGTTGTGGGTTACATTAAATTTAAATTGACTTTGAGAACTATTCTCAAAAAATACTTTGTTGACACTTAACAAAGAATTTCCTGTGATTGTGGCAGTGGAAGTGACTCCTTGTGTAAACCCCGACGGAGAAATAGTACTGCCGGATGGTTGCAGATATATATGAATCGATGCCTGAGTAGTTCCAGCTGGATGTGTATAAGTTAAAAACCCGTTTCCCCATGTTGGGCCCAACCCCGGCACTGTTATCTGCAGCAAGGTATTTTGTGTATTTTCGTAATCAATAATGCATGCAGTGCCTCCGATACGAGCTGAGGCAAATTGAGTTATTCCGATAAAATTAGATGTTATGAAATTCGATCCGGAAAACCCCTTTGGTTGTGTACCAGTATTGCCTTGAATGAATCTTTGTTCTGGATCCAAAGAAAATCCTGGTTTTGCCAGAACAGCCGTTGTTATATTGGCAGATCTATTTCCCATAGTCACTCTTATTTCTGCATTCATTGTGTGTCCAATTTGATTTCCCTCAAGCGGATGAGCAATTATTAATGTCATACCGCCTGGAGGAGTAGACGAATCCAACTGAGGCAAAATAGAAGTCTGCTTTGTAATACTGAACTGTATGCCACTGGTTGGACCAAGATTTATTCCTGTTATTGTTGTGGTAGCTCCAGGTACTTCGATATAATATGTTGCGCCAACAGCCCCCATGGAATGAATTTCAATTGCAGGGTGATATTCAAATGCATTAGATTTTGTTATAGTTGTGTTAAAGTTAGAAGCGTTGATTGTTACACCCGGTGGAACATTCGACTGAAGCAAATTATTCAACTTTAAAGATATTCCTGTTCCTCCGGATGGAACTGATCCAGTATAACCAGGCAAAAAACCTTGAAGTTTATCAAAACTATCTCCCAGGGGTCTAACTTCAATGGGGGTAAAAGCCTGTGCGCCAGGATATTTTATAGATACTTTTTTTATGGTCTCTGCGTATAACTTTGGTTCTGTACACTGTATAGTAAAGGTGAATCCACTAGTGTTTCCGTGATTTACTCCAGTAACTGCATTGAAGAACGTGATACCTTCAGCACCTACTGTAATATCAGGAACAAACTTTAATCCTATTTCGGCTGTTTCTCCATCATTATTTGTTACAGTGAGTGTTTTGCCGGTAATCGAAGTGGCACCAGACAATCCCAGTTTATTAGTTAAATTATTTTCTGCTTGTGTACCACCTTGAAAAAAAACACTATCATTTTGTGACATTCCAATGATATTTTTTTGAACTTCACTGTTAATAGTATATGTAATTCCTAGAACACTATTCGCTTTTGTGTTAGGATTAGTACTAATGGATAAAGTCGTACGTTCTTCTTCTTCAGGAGTAGTCAGGTTTAGCATTCCAATGTATTCTGGCGTTTTATCTCTGGTCAGCTTGGGCGAATCATCCACGAGTATAATTCCAGCATTTTGAATCTTAAAGGTTGGAAATAAAGGATCAAATCCTTTACTAGAATCTAGACTGCCACTTAGGTCTGGTTGATCTGCAGATTGTATTCCGTAAATCAAATCGAATGTCGCTCCGTCCGAAAAGAAGTCCACTATTGATTGTCCATTGTGTGTCTTGCCTGTAGCGAATTCTATTTCAGTGTATGCACATTGTGGATTTTGGAAGGAATTTGAAACATTCCAAGTCATTATATCGAATGTTCTTCCATTGTGATGAATTTTAAGCAAAGTGTGTTGATTGTTGCCGAAACAGTTATATGCGGAACATCCTTCAGAATCCGGATCAAAAGTAGAACCTTCAAGGTGAGGCTCTGTACCGGTTTCGTATGCAGAACTTATGAATGAAATTCCGCGAAGTATGAATGTCAATCCTGCCGGATCCGTACCCATGTTTTTGGTATCCAGAGTAAGTCCACTCATTAAAACTCTCCCGTTTCCCCGTCAATTTTCCAACCAGTAATAGTTTGTCCGGTTATTCCTCTTGGAGATTTAAATCCACTAACTCCAAAAGGAATGATGTACGGTCCATTTGTGAGACTAAATCCTGTGGTACATCCATCCCTTAGCCACTCGACAGGTATATTTATAAACAGAGTTGTTCCAGATATCCATTGAGCTCGAGTTTGACCTATATGGTTTCCTACCGTGTATCCCACTCCAGAAGAAAATCCAGATCCATGTATTGTTATTCCATGTGTATCAACTAGCCCGCTAATATCAAACCATTTACGATTGATAAATGAAAATCCGGGTCTGCCCAATACTTGTATATTTCTAGTAGCAGAATTAGTATTGATTTTTTGGAGTCGAATGGTTCGTGCGGAATCTTTAACACCAGAACTATCGTTTAGAGCATTATCTGCTGTGAATTGAATAAGGGTAGATCCTGTGAGTTGAAAGTTGTTTACTATTTCAATATCATTCCCCTCATAACTTAGTGTCATACCCGAGACGAATCCAGTTCCTTTTATTTGCATTGGAGTGGTTAAATCAAATCCAATAACACTGGGAATTACTTCTGTTATTGCTAATGAACCCGCTATATTGATCGAAGTGGAACCAGTGGCGTACTGCGCATATTGAATTCCACCATTGATCGAGGTTATTCCTTTGGGACGCACTGTAATTGGATAATCACCTGCAGATAATTGTGGAATTTGGAATTCTATTACAGTGGGATTTAATGCATTCCATTGATTGATATTACATTTTGTTGATCCAACAAATACATCAAATGTGGTTCCGGTGAACGGCAAAAATAAATTCGTTCCAGATAAAGTACAATCGAAAAATTCGTTTTCTTGTCCATTTGGAGGTTCCAACCGGGTAATTTCAGGAGTACACCAGAAACAAAACGGATTAGTCGATGTTGTTCCTGCCAATATTTTGCCGGATTCCTTCCAGAAATTAACATTTATGGCTTGCAAAACGCACCAGTTATTGTTGTCTAATTTCATCCCATAGCAAGTATTGCAAGTTATTCCTGCTGATTGAGCATTGCCTGTTGTGAAGGAAACACCAGAAAATGATTGTGTGGATGGATTGTAAGTTATTCCCGCAGTAAGTCCGTTTCCTGTTATTCCTGATTCGTCTCCAGAATCGATATTGTAAAATTTCAAATAAGTTGAATTCAGTATATCATTATCTTTTCCTGACAATGCGGTTCCGGTTATCTGTAATTGAATTCCACTCTGAGTGACTCCAGCAAAATACGGCCCAGAGAAAGTGTGAAAGGGTCGGCGAACTATCCAAATGGCATCAGGAATCAATAATGTTTTTCCTGTTATGTCTTCGATCATCAAAGATCTCCAACCACCACATGCACCATTGGGAACATGTGGTTGTTGGGGTCCTGCAAAGGGTGCTGCTCCACGAAACCCCTTAATGAAAGTAATTCCTCGGTCACCTGGCTGCACAAAAGATGCCGTTGTTATTCCTCCATTGTTTATTTGATGTAAAGTTATTCCAAATGGGGCATTAGAAAAAGTTCCATGAATTATGAAGTTGGACTCTAGTGTTACGCCATTTAACTGCCACGATTGGTCTTGTTCATTTAGTGTTGGACATTCAGATGAAGTTCCGTCTATGTAGATTGCCCCTGCAGCAAGTAAGTTGGTGGGGAACCCTTGGGTTATCACATTGCTTGACATTCGTGCAAAAGCGAATGCACTTTGCCGATCATCGTAAAAACTAATATTAAAAGAAATTCCAGCAGGATCATCCATCCATATGTTCGAAAAATTACACACGTGAATGCCAGTAGATTTTATTGGTATTTCAAATTTGGCAGTTTGATATCCGGTTGTTCCTTGACCAGACAGTGCAGTACATCCAGATCCTCCAACCAAAAGAGTTGCGCCGTTTGGTGTGGTTGGTAGGAGCCAATTTCCAAATAAAGTTATTCCTGTAGTGACACCAGTACTTGAATTTAAAATAATAAAATTCGAATCGATTGATTGAATAAATGGAGTTCCTGCACATATTTTAGTGGATCCTATATCCTTATGCCAGGTTATTACTGGAGGTGTGCCTATACCTGTTTGATCTGAAACAGGTTCCAGAGAACTAATTCCTGTGATTCCAGGTCCACTGATTGAATTTGTTGATGTATCCAGTGCATTAATCATTCCATATTGAATAGTGTCTGTTGCTAGAAATGAAAATACATCTAGATTTGAACTAAATCTAGGATTTCTATTTGCTGGCCATTTACAAGTAGCAGGCCATGTAGGAGAACCAGTAACTCCGCTTGGAACAATTAAAGTAAAAGATCGCCAATCACTAGTCAATCCAGAAAATGTAATAATTTTTTGGGAACCACTAGAACCAGATAATCCGAAAACATTTCCACTGTTAACTGGAATTGTCCAAGTTGCTGTCATTCCATTGACAGTGCTTGTTATTCCTTTGTATTTTTCATAGTAAGATCGAATGGGTACACTAAAATAATCAATTTCGTTCTGAGAAGTAATGCCAATTCCTGTAGCTCCAGCAAGTTCACTTGTTAATCCAGTAGTAAACAACAAGGAATTGAAAGGTCCACCCGCAAAAGTAATAGAAGAATTTGATAAATATTCGATTACAATATCGTCGTTTGTATCATACGATAAAGTTATTCCATTTGATGTGGTTCTAAATTGTTTGAAAATTCCAGTTATTCCAGATATAAACCTTTTAGTTATTCCACTTGATTGTGTGATTCCAATAAATAAAGACTCTGCTGTTCCTGATATAATAGAATTTGTTATTCCACTACTGATTAACTGTATTCTTGGTGCTCTATAACCTCTCGGCCCCAAATCAGAAAGATTAAACTCGTTTATTTTAAATGAAATTCCGCTTTGACTAAATACTGCGTTTTGAGTCAGGGTGCTTCCTGTTATTTGAATTTCAATGTTACTTCCTGTAGGACCTGTTATTCCTTGGCCGGTATTACCGGTTGGACCCGTTGGACCTGTTGGCCCAATTGGTCCAGATGAACCTGTTGGACCCACAGTCGTTTCACTAGAAATTGATATGAAACTAGACATTGGAATATATTATGATGGATTTCTGTAACCAGTATAAGTTAATATTATTCCTGTGTAGGTGGATCCGTCTATTCCTGTGTGGGGCGCATGAAGATATACAGGTTTCACAATGTCTCCTGATCCACCCGGAGCTGAGTTTTGCATTGCACCTGCTGTCATGGCAGACATGAACCATACATCATTTCCACCCGATCCTCCATCTCCTGAAGTAAAACTAATTCCATTTGTTGGCCAAGAAATAGATCCGTTTGTAATAACTGTGGCTGTATTTCCAGATATTCCTTCAATTATTCCAATAAATTCAGCCAATGCATTGTTATTTGCTTGACATTTAGTAAATCCATTTCCTTGAATATTGAAATTCACTAAATTTCCTGCGCTGAATCCATCAGCTGATATTTGGATTGCAGTTCTGGATGAATTTTTAGACACGTTTGAGTTTGTTGTAACTTCTTTCCAATTCTCATTGGCAGTTCCACCCTGAAGATAATAAAATTTATCTTCATTATCAACATATACCATCATTCCGACTTCTCGTCTTTTAGATGTTATACTGTTCCTGTTAGCAGTTGAGCCTACGCTTCTGAGGCCTCCGAGACCATATTTTGGATTTGTTAGACCATAGTCATCCTGATCATCCATCGGACTTATCTGAGCGGTTAATCGTACTGTTCCTGTTATACCTGCCATATTGATTCTTTCATTTTATTATACTTTTGCTAGATTAAACAAAACATTGACGGAGGCTGCTGATTGCGGTTGCTCGCTTTTGTATTTTTTATAAAGACTAGGAAAATTAACAGAGTTAGTAAACGTTCCAGTTGATTCAAGATTGAAAGGACTCTCATTGTTGGAGACCGTGAAAAGAGGATTTGAAACTAAAGTATATCCACTCGGAATAAGTATCCACATGAATTGTTGAGTATCATTATTCTTTGTTAAATTGACAGTAATGGATTGTCCGGGAGAGCTGGTCAATGCAGTAGTAACGAAAGGTCCCGTTGGACCTGTAATGCCAGACTGATTAAGAATTAAATCTGCAGAACTGCCTGAAGTGAAACCAGCGTATACTTTATGATTCCAAGAAATCGTTGAATCACTAGAAATACCCGTCGGAGGATTCTGCGTTGTAGTGGCCGACACACGCAACTTTGCAGTGTTGGCGTTTATAAGAGAGGCTCCTGTTTGTGGAGAACTAAAACTCCATCCACGAGGGGACACAGTAGGACCGGCCGATGAGACGTTGGCCCAAACACTAGTGTTTGGGCCTTGGAAAGAAATTCCTAAACTGTTTGCAGTAACATTCCCTGAGTTTGCAATACTAAAAGTGGTACCTCTCAATTCTGTTCCCAGTGTATGGCCCATTTCAAGTTGAGAAGTTATACCGGAAGAGGTAATAGTAATACTCGGAGACTGAAAAGGAAACAAAATCATTTCTAAAATTTGCAATGCAGTTTTTCCGTTGAAGGTAAGGCCCGACGATGATAATGGTCCAGTTCCTATCCGTGTATCGGCGAATGTTGCCTGGCTGACTTCTCCGGTGATCGAAGAAGCGATGGTTATTCCGGCAGGACCTTCTGTCAGAACGATACTGTTGCCTGCGTTCAATTTAACCGATAAAGTTATTCCACTGGTCGTTGAGGTCACTGCAACACCGGTTGATCCTTTTATAAACGAGGTATTCAGTTCTACTGTTATTCCTGAACCCTGAGTCAAAGAAATTCCTGGGCCTTGCAACAAAGACACTGATAAGGTTACTCCTCCCATGGTGTTTGGACTAGTCGCAGTGATTCCAGTACCACCAGAAATAGTTCCTATTTCTAATAAATTTGTTCTAGTAATTATATTATTCTGTGAAATGAATAAATCATTAAATGTAGAAGTAGAACCTAAAGTAGTAAAATCGGTAAATGGCATAAATTAATTTCCTGTTGGTATATTGACTCCATTGAGATATTTATGTGTTCCATTATCGTTTTTTGCAAAAATTTTGATATTCGGTGCAGTTAAAGTAGATCCGGTGGTTATTCCTGTAATATTTATTTGATATCTGTCTGCTCCAGGAATGGCAGATCCTATAGATCCTCCTGAATTGTCGTTTAAATTCAAATCTTCTGTGGGAGTGACGTACTCTGTCTCAATTATTATACCCGTGAATTGGCCAGGATCTAATTGTTGTAGTTCTTGATTATTATAAATCCAAAACTTGAATCCACTGTCATCGATCAAATACCAATCTTTTTTAACTGTTATTGTAGTAGTAGTAGTAGAGTTGTCTAAAGAACAACTTGTTGTCTGTAACGGAACAGCACCTGTCCACGAAGGCCCAAAACTGCTGCCAGTTACACCGATCCAGTTTCTCATCAAAATACTGTGCAATGTAAGATCTTTATAATAATTTTCTTGAATTTCATTCAACTCTGATGCTTGAAGTGCCTGGCCCGGTCGAAATGCCACCAGAACATAGTTTGCTGCAGTGCTTCCTAAAATTTCATTCTCGAATACTCTGCTATTGAACGGAAATTCACTCAGTGGTGTTTTGTTGAAAGGATATTTCATGTGTTAGACCTAATAAATTGAATGGAATACGATACTTTAGATGATTCTGATTGATTGAAATCAGAATACGGTATGGGTTGAATATTTGATATTTGAATTGGCAAAGAACCATTAATAGAATTAGTTATTAGGGAATAATAATTGAAAGTTATTCCTTCTGGATTATGTGCCAATAAATTGTAATTCATCAATTTGACTTGATCAGAAAATTGTTGTGTTAAATTAAATAAATTATTAATTCCATCGATTGACTGTCCTTCATTATAAGAGCATACAAGAGTTATTGCAGATTCTAGTTGTGAAATTTCACCAGCGGTTAGTCCCACTGAAGTAATCACTGGAGATAAAATATTTGAATAATTATTACCTCTATTTATTATTTGAATTCCAGTAATTTCACCTGTATTTCCTGAAATATTTCCTAAAGTAAATCTAACATCAGCACCAGAACCTGTATCACTGGATACTCCTATTGATGTTGATGTTGATATTTGGAATCCCAAAATACTAGAGTTGATAAAAGCTCCTAAAATTGCACCTTCTACAAGACCAGAATTTTTTGCGATTGTTGCTGATTTTATTTCAAAATTATTTGTATATTTCCAATCGTTAATAATAGAATTAAATTTTTCTGTTCTGTTATTTAAAGATATAGAATTAGTTTCTGGTGTAGAATCAGAAAATATTGTATGATATCCTGTACCGGTATTGAGTATTTTTGATAAATTTTGACAGTCTATGCAGGTGGTTTCTAAATATGTTGATCCGTTGTTTATTAAAGAACCAGTAATTCCTGAATCATTTTGTTTATAAATCAGACAATATCCTGTGATTCCTTCTGTGGTATTTCCACAGAAATTTTCTAAATCTGTATCAATTATTTTTTCTAATTCATCAAACGATGGTATTCTGGTCCAAGTTTCCGATTTTTTTCCTCTATCTATTTCAAAAGCTAGAATCCACTGATAACCGTCCTCATTTTTTGTAGAAGACGGTGGAATGGTGGACGGATTATATTGGTTTAATATATTTTGTTCGTTATTAGAAAGGCATATCCAGACATAATTCGTCCATTTTACTATGGATGAATGTGAATTTCCTAATGAATTTCCAAAAGATGAATAAACAGTCCCTCGTTCCCAAGTAGGAATATTCATAGCAGTGTAAATTTCTGTTATAGGGAAAATTTTGTGAGGATATTGATTAATTTGATTTGAGTTCAATACAGAATAATTCTGTAATTCTGGCGGAAGGTAACCAACTAAAATTTGATATTTATTTATTAGTTGCATTCTGTATTATTTATATTGGGATTTGTTGTACCTTGACTATATTGTATTTTAAACATATCACGTATTTCCATGTTTTGAAATCCAGTTTGACCTGTCATACCAATACTCCATGACGGAAAAACATGTGTTGGTGCTTTGAATGGTGCATTAAATGAACATCCTGGATTTCCACTCAGTCCGTAATAAGTTATGCCTCCTATATTGATTTCATACGAAACTCCTATATAGTTGGTATCGAGTATTTGATATGCTGAATAAAATTTTATCTCTGGGGTTATGGATTGTTCAATTGTTGTTGTGGGCCCAGGATCCGCTGTTACTGTATCCAAATTAAAATTAAAATAAAAATTTGTTCCGATAGGATGTAACATATTTTCATAAAATTCAATTAAATTTGGTGTTGCTGTTATTCCGGTTACTTTGATCGAATACGAATAATCTGTAAATTCTATTCCATTTTGCAATCGTTTTCTGTTTAGTAGACCTGACTCTGGATTTGCAGAAAATCCATTTGGCCCACAAAAAAAACCTCCATTTAATTTAATTATTTTTTCTCTGGAATAATCTACAGCAAATCCAGTCACTCCAAACAATTTCGTGAAAAATAAATCACATGATTCTGGAGATCCTTTTTTAATTAAAAATTTGGTTTTAATACTTCGAATAAATTGAGAAACTAATCGTTTTCCTAAAACTCCACCGTCTTTTCGAAGGATATAACTGTTTTCATCAAAATATGGAAAATATACAGAATTTAATCTGCTACTATAGGAATCTGTAATATTTTCTATATCGGTTATTTTTTCTAGATCTATATCCAGCAAATACCCAGAACCTCCTTGTTCTGTGTTTGAACAGTATAACCAATCATAATATTTTTGAATAAAATCAAAAATTGTTATTGCATTTGGGTTTTTACTTTTTTGTTCCAAAATCCAATCTGGAATAAATTCTTCTATATCTATAGAACGTTCACAACATAATTTTTTAGGTAAAATTTCTGTTTTTAATTTTAATAAATTTTGAAATATGATCTGCTGTGTTTGGGGTCCAGGA